TAGAGAGCCTCCCACAAGAGTAGTATAATTAATTATAATTTGAAATTCCACATAAGCATTTCTCGATTCCCCCTCTCTGCCATTATGCCTTAAACCACCAGGAAATTCAATAGCAACTTTTATGGCGTCAATTTCAGTTTTCGAGTACTGGCTAAAAGAAAAGGAGTCTCCTGATATTTTTATAGGGGATTGACTTCCTCCAGCTAGGCTAGAGCGTTGAAGATCGTCATTTCGTCCTATAATAACTGAAGCTGAGGGTGCTCCTGAGCGACCTCGTGTAAAAGAAGTTATGGGAAGTTGATTTCTAGAACCTCTCTGAACTACTGCATAGGTGTCGTCATATGTTATTGAAGGATTTAAAGATCCGGGAAACTGTACTGCAGGAGAAAGCCTGCAATTAGATAGAACCACGTTCACGGCAACAGCAGATTCCAGAGTGCAAGAATTATTATCAGTAATAGAGGCAATTTTTATAACCTCATCCACAGATATTGAAGTACCGCTAGCAACTTCTGTACTTGTTGGAGGATATAAAGTTGCTTGGGTATTAGACGAATTTCCTATAACTATTCCAGCATAATCTCCTCCGTCTAGTCCCGCCCCTGGAATTCTTACAATAAATTTTATATAATCAGTAGGGTCTACTTGACCAGTACCTGTGAAATTTAAAGAATGTTTGTCTAGAAAGAAAGAGCCTGTAGTAGTTATATCGCTACTTCCTTTTATTAGTGTTCCTGAAATTGTTGAGGAAGGACCAGCACTAAAAATTTGCATATATCGAGGACCGTCATCTAAATTTACATCAGAAAACAGACCATTAGCATCGCTTATCCCCGAACCTATAACCGTACACTTTCCCGAGCGCCCCCTTAACTCGTTATATTTAAAATTGCCTACTATAGAGGTTTCGTTTAAAAATACACCGGAGTAGCCTCCAACTAGTCCCTCTATTTCTCCTACACACAGAAGATCCGTTATATATCCGTATTGTTTTTCTATTGTCGTCATTTTAATATCCTACAGTAGTAATGGTGAATATTTCGTCACTCAAATCTGATAGCTCATTTTGAAAAAGGAAATCTCTTACAGAAGCATCGCTAGCAATTTGTACAGAAGGGCCTTCTCCGCCTGAAAAGTTAATTGGCATGTTTCCGGTTTCTGAAGTTCCTGCAGCATTGGAAGATACAGTACTTCCCCTTAAAACTACGGGATTTTCTGAATAGTAAGCGGATATTGCTCCCCCGCCTATTATAAGTTGTCCATAGAGAACCGGTATGGGGAGTCCTTGAGAAATATTGTTTACCGGACCATTAAACAAATAAGAAGGGTCGTTCTGACTATCCTCCGTTTCAGGCCCTGGAGCTAATAGTTCCGCTACTCCCCCTACAATAAGACTTATGCCTACTTCTACAAGAAAGGGAACATTAAAAACTGCCCCCACAATAACTAAGATAATTCCCGCAACAATTCTTAACCCCGCCTTTGCTCCGCCAGGAACTTCAGTTATAATTATCTCTTCTTCCTCTACAGTACTTAGTAGTAGGTCTTCTGGATTTTGTAAAATATCTTTCCCTTTCTTTATTTCATAGGCAACTCCCGCTTCCTCTGCTTCTAAAAGATATTTTTTGAATCCCAAAGTCTGGCAAGATATTAATTTAAAAATATCTCGAATGTTTGCGCAATCCGTTTGCCAGACTTCTCCAAACTTAGCTATGTCTCCTACTAAGCGAACTGTTTGCATCTTATATACCTCGTTATATGTTTTGACCAGCCAGAGTAAATAGATTCTCTGCAGGATAGTCTGTTTTCTGCGTGATGTAAGAATAAACCTTCTCCCAAATATACCCCGCAGTGGTTGGGTATGTTTGAGAGTACACTAAAAATTATCATATCGTGCTCTTGTGGAGTTTCTACCTCGTACCAACCAAAAGCCTCGTATAGATCGTCAAAATAATTTAATCCTTTGTTCCACCAGTTATCTTCAAAATTTATTGCAGAAAGCTCTATATTTAGCTTTTCTCTATAGTAATCTCGCACTAAAGAGTAACAATCGTTAGTTCCGAAATCATAAGTCCTGCCTAGCAAAGGATTACTTTTCTTTATTGGGTTGTGTGTAAATTTCTGTATTTCTGGCAAAGTAAAAACAATATAAGGAACTCCCAAAAAATTGCTGCTAGCTATATCGTTCTCGCTGGGGCCTTTGTCACTATCTGGGTGGCTGTGTACTATAGCGTATATATCTCCCTGTAGAGTTGCTTTTATATAGTCTTCCGCAGGAATTTTAAAATTGTTAAGTTTATCTTCTGCTTCATTTTTGCAAGGAATCCAAACTACTTTTCCTCTTTTATTTAGTAGTATACCGCAACCTTCTTCAGGATAACAGTCCAACAAATGTTCTACTATATCTTTATCTTCTTTGTTGTACACCTGGAAATCCTCCGAACCGTAAATGGTTTGTTTTATTTAAGTTTGAATCAGGTATACCAGAACCTCCAGGCAATTCTAATGCATTATATCTAAGAGCACAAGAGTTTATTTTCTTTCCGCAAACATCTCCCAAAGTCCAGTATCTTCCTTCTTTTAAATTGTCGTTAACAGAAGTATCTACAGTAATTAATTTCACCTTAAATAGATCTCCTAAAAGTTTTTTTACATAGTCATTGTACCCAGACTGTTTATATCCGTAATATGTAGTGCCCGCACTATAAATACTGTATAGTCTTATTCTTCTCCAATTACCTCTGTCGCTATCTGAAGGAGTTCCTGTACCGGTCGTAATTGCTTGCCAATAATTTGTAACAGTTACCGGAGAAGTAGAAAGTCCGTCTGCACTGTATCTGTCAGCGGTGCTCGTAGTGGTATATAATGAATTTTTAGTAGAGGAGCCAGACCAAGCAGAAAATTGTCCAAGATTGGTGTCTGATATTACATACTCATCTAAATCATTTATAAATAAAACTGAAGAACTACTTGGAGATTGAAATGTAGAGTCCCAATCACAACCACCTAGTCTTGCTTGAGGGGAGACTAGTTGTTGTGCTCCTTTATATTTGAAAGGACAAGCTCCTCCTATTACAACTCTTCTGGGAACCGTAACTCCTTGCAAGTCAAAAGGTGCTGCTAATTCAAAGGTTATATTTAGTATATTTTTTTCTTTAACTCTATCTATATAATAAACTGTTCTAGGATATTCTACGGGTGCTAAACCTGGCCCAACATCTCCCGAACCTCCTACAAGGTATTTTTCTAGGGTGGTTCTCTTAGTAAGTTTAGTTCCGATTAATTCTTCAGGCTTTAAACCCCCTATAGAGTCTGACAAAACGGAGCCTATATTAGCTATAGTCAGGGTAGGTCTAGAAATTGCCCCGTCATTGCTCGTATCAAAGCCCTCTGCTTCAATAGGAATACCTACGTACTCTATCTCAGCCCCCACCACAAACTCTTGCCTCCACTCTCTGAATCTAATATTTTCTAAAGTAGTACCATCAAATTCCGCTCTTCCGGAATAAAAATAGGCGAAAGATCCTGTAGAATATTCTAACTCATATAAAGTTATTAGAGAAGAGCCAGGATCTTGAAGTTGTGTTGTTCTTATTATATCTGTCATGTTACCACTCCATTAAACGTAGGTATGTTTATTTTTCTAAGATTGGCTGTACAACTATAACCGTTTTCCTCTGTAACGAAAGATTGACTAAAATCTATGCAAACTACTTGTATAGTTTCTTCTCCCCCCGAAGAAGAGGGAAGTGTTAAGGAAAACGAAGTAGTCCCTTCCCTTTCTTGGAAAAACGAAGTTAAAGTATCTATAGTTTCTTTGGTTCTGTTTTTAAAAGTTACAGTTAAAAGATCTTGAACAGGATTTATTCCGGCTCTACCTCTTTGTTCAAAGGAACCTACTTTAAACTGTCTAGCCTCAAGCTTAGTTTGTCTCCCGACATTTCTGTCGGGATTTATAAAGGTTGGGGGACTTGTTTCTAAATCTATACCTAAAGTCATGTTATTACCTGTATGCGCAAGGAATAGCGACAGTCACTGTCTTGCCGGCGTCAGCTGCGGCACATCTAATCAATCCTTGTCTTGGGAAAACTGAAACTTCTCCTGCAGCGAGTGTTCCATTGTCTTCTAAATTTTTTACAGTAGCCTCTACCCCATCTATCTTTACTAAAAAAGCTTCTCTACAGGCGGTCTGTAAATATAAAAAATCTGGGTTAAAACTACCATTACCACTACCAGAGGTTCCTACTGTTACCCAAAAATCTGTTTGTGGTTTCTTCATAATATTGTCGAACAAAAGTCCATATCGTGGTTGATACTGACCATCAGATACTAAATTATGATCATCATCAGTAATAAAGCCAAGAACTAAAGTTTCCGAACTAGAGACTGCTGAAGTATATACTAAAACATCCCTAATATAATACGTAATAGTAGTGCCAGTTCTCTTTATATTAAAAGGGCAAACTCTATCGTTAATTGGATCATCAAAACCCCACCTTGCAGCTGTACTCGCAGTAGAGTCAAAACCTCCAGGAGGTATATTAAGATCTTCGGAAACTCTGGCCATGGATCTACTGTATGTTCCATTCTGCTGGGCTTTCATAATACTATGAAATTTTTCGCTGCTTAACGTAGCTACTACAGAACCTGATTCAATAATTTCTATTACAATTTCATCATTTAAAATATATACACCAGTTAAATAATCACTAAAATTTTGGGTATTAATATTAAATGAGTTGCCACCGGCATTAGTCGATACCTGTTGGCCAGCTAAAATTCCATTTAAACTATCATCTTGTGGGGTAAGTCTAAATCCATAAAGTATTTCACTTTCTGCAGCTATAGTGTCGATAGGAGATGCATCGCTGTAAAGAGCAGAGTTTACTAATCCAAAAGATAGTTTATGCTCGTGCGCTCCGGAATGCCAAAGCCACAAATTTCCTAC